ATCAAGAATAGAAAGGTATTTTCCATTATTCATCACCGACCACTTCATCTGTATATACTACATCATCAATACCTAAATCTTTTGACTGGTATTTTAATATAGATACTTCACAGATTTGGTCATACAAGTGTTCTTGGAGTCCATCAGTTTCTTCTAATTTTTTCTCAAAATCTTTAGATTGAAACTTAATATCTTTACCTTTGTATTCCAAAGTATACCAAGCACCTGCAATCTTTAAAAGTTTGTGTTCTTTCAAAACCGTTAGCCAACTTCCCATATCATCAATACCACTATCGAAATATAAGTTAAAGTCAGCATGACGAAGTGGAGGACCCAAACGATTTTTAATAATCTGTGCCCTACACTTCATACCTAATACATTTTTTGCAGTATCTTTGATTTGTCCCATATTCTTTAAACGAATACGAGTTGATGAATGAAATGGTAATGCCTTTCCACCACTTGTAGTCCAAGGATCACCGAACATTACTCCGAGTTTTTGTCTGAGCTGATTGGTGAATACGAGAGCTATTCGTTCTCGTCCAATCATTTGAGTAATCTTTCTCATCGCTTTTGAAACGATAATTGCCTTACTCGTTGCCCATCCATCTTTCTCGAAATCGGCTTCCATTTCTACTTTGGTAGATGCCCCCGCTAAACTATCCACAAGGATTGTAACTAACCTTTCTCTATCTGATTCTCTAATCTTAGTGACTATGTTTTCAATACACTGAAATATATCTTCTACTGTTTCCACATGAAGATATAACAGATTTTGAACATCTACACCAATAGTTTCTAACCATTCTCTACTAACAGATGTTTCAGTATCAATGTAGACTGCGAGCCCACCTTTTTTCTGAGTTTCTGCGAGAATGTGAGTTCCTATTAGAGATTTACCACTCGATTCTAAACCATTTATCTCTGTAATTCGTCCTACGGCTATTCCACCATTTGGACGATTAGAGATTGCTAAATCTAAAATCGATGAACCAGTTGATATAAATTCCTTGATATCAGTTGGAGTGGCATTTGAACCATCTAAGAAATAGGCTACCTTCGTATCCTTGAACTGTTTATTAAGGTTATCGGCAAGAACTTGTGCAAGTTCATCTTTTGCTGATATAGACATATATGTCTCCTTTATTATGAATTAAACAGGTCATCAAAAGCATCACTAACTTCAGTAGTACTTGTTACGGCACTTTCTAATACTTTACTTGATGCGGGTGTGTTTGTCTTTTCTGATCCTTTTTCTCCGCCTTCTTCACTTGGGTTCAACCAATCATGTAGAGCTTCTGCCAATTCATCATAGCTTAACTCATTATAGACTTCACGAATGTCTTTTTGTCCGTCAAGTAAAGTAGTTAGAACTTTTTTATCTTCGGTGACCGTGGTTTGATTTGGTTTAACACGAATGTTAGTTTTAGGAAACGATGCTCCCGTTTCTTCGGCTGTTAAGAATTCAACCACGACATCACGTCCATTTATAGGATCACTAATATCACCATAATCAGGATCTGATATAATTGATAATAGTTCTTGATATACGGTTTTACCGAATCCCCAAAACTTAGCACCACTACCTTCTTCACCACGAACTACTACTGGAGCAAAAGTTCTGAGCTTTGCTTCCAACTTTTTACCAAGTTTCCAATCTTCACGATTTCCACTCGATTTTAGTTTCTCGGCAAATTCTTCTATCGGATCAGGTCTGCCAAAGGATATTGGGGAAAGAAAAGTCTTTCCACCTAAATCATAATGAAAGAATAGCTCGATAAACGGTATATCTGTATTTAGTTTGTAAGGTAAAAGACGGATTTGTGTCTTTCCTGGTTGAGGTTTCCACAAGTTTGTTGTTCTTGTAGTTGAGGTTTGTAACTGGCTTAGTCGCTTTCTTACGGCTTCAATATCCATTTGTTATCTCCTATTGTTATTTTTATTTGTTATTAGTTAATTGTCATTGGTGTAACCTTTGACAATAATAAATATTGGGCTGTTTAAAAAACAACCCAATTGTTTATGCTAAATCTGATTTATTCTGTTGCTGATTTAACATTCTTCGCAACAGCACCTTTGTCACCTTCACCGATTTCAAACTCGACTTTTTGACCTTCTGCTAAAGTCTTAAAGCCGTCTATTTGAATTTCGGAGAAATGGACAAAGTAATCTTTTGAGTTTTCCGTCGCTGTATCAGATATGAAACCATATCCTTTTTTAGCGTCGAACCACTTTACTGTACCTGTGTTCATTGTTTTTCCTTATGTTGTTTATTTGTTACTGTTCTCTGATAAAATCAGACATCACCGATGGTGCTGTCGTATCAAAACCTACTACATCTAACATACCCGCGTCATCTGGGTCTGCTATTGTAAAATCATTTGCTTCCATCCCTACCACAATCAGTTTTGCTGGGATTCCCGTTTTCTTTCTGTAATCACGAAGTGCTTCTACTGGGTGTGATTCCCCTGCCCAAGTTTCACTATCCGTATAAACTACGAAGGCGTCAAACTTGAGATTGTTTTCAAGTGCGTATTTCATTGGTAATGAACAATCAGTTCCACCAAAATCAAGATTTTCCAATCTATCACATACATCATCTAATCTCATTTTCGGTGAGAGATCAAGAACCTCTAAACCAGTTGTAAAACCTGTTATAAGATAATCACTTTCAGTTCTCATCGTAACCATTGCCATTGCAGCTGAACCAACTCGTGGTGTTACTGATGGCATTCCACCACAACCTTCCCAAGTCATGGACGAAGATACATCAAGTGATAACATCACTCGTTTGTTTGTTGGAATTATGTTGTCGAAAGACAAGTAGAATGCGTCGTCAAGAGCATCTACTATTTGTGGGCTTACTTCCCATTCACCAGAACCTTTGAGTCCTTTACCACTTTTGTAAGTTTGCATCGCCTGTAATACAGACAATGGATGAATACGGGCCTTCTGCAACTGCCCCTTATCGGTTATTCTCGAAGTAACGAGTTTGAGAGCGTCACTTTGGGGGGAGAGAATACCGTGTTTGGTATAGTTACCTAAGTTTCTGATAATAGCTGTCAATCCCAAATGTGGTAATGCTGTTTCCAGAACTTTAGGTGTCTTTAGGTTAGAAGGAACTGCTTCAAGTGGTAGTTTATATTCTTCCACGAGTTTAGCAGCTTCCACATCTGTCTGGACTGACTTGACCTTCTCGAAGGCCCAAATTATACTGAGTGAATCCTTATATTCATCTTCCTTTGAAGAATTATATCCTTTTGTAACCCACTCAAATAGTAAATCTTTATTGGCATCTTGTGTAGATGGATGAGATAATCTCAATAGGTCTTTATGTGACCAACCATCTCTCTGTTGATACTTTACAGATTGATATGCTAATTTATCAGTTTCTTTTAACAGATACCAATTTGCGATAGCCTTTCGTAGTCCACGACCCCAACCTCTAAATTGTTCTACATAACCAGCAAAATGAAACAAATGAGTTCCAATTCTTGCTATTTTTGGTAGATTGGTTAAAGCGTATTTACGAGTAAAATCATCACCAAGTCCTGCACACATTGCAAGAACAAATAGTGCTGGGTCGTTTTTAACTGCACGACCTGAATCTGAAATATCAAGAACGGTATCTACTACTCGTTTTCCATCTTTCAGAATACATTTTCTTATTGACTTGGCGTTCTTTCCAGTTAATTCTTTTTGGCGGATATAATATGTTCCACCTTCAGTTCCTAAAATCAGAAATCTATTTAAACGAGTCCATATATCAACTTCAAAAGAATGACCACCTGCGGTATTCGGAACTTGGTTAGAACCTGGAATTGGTTCTGATTGTGGTGTAACTTTTGTAGTGTATGTTGTATATGCTTGGTAGCTCATTTAATAAGTCTCTTTTTCAATTTTTAATATTTTTCGGGTAAATGTTTGTCAATAGAGTTCGTTTTTGTTGTATGATAATCTATCAACTCCGACCCGAAATTTTAATATTTTTTGTAGGTAAATCATGTCGTAAGAAGTATTGTTCTTTTTGTCAAATGGAAACAAGTAAAACCACTCCAACTTTTTTTATACTGGAATTCGGTCAACCATTT